CAAAATGGGTAAAACAAAATATGAAACCATTTGAAGTATTATTCTTTGATGTTGGTGCTGAAATATTAAAAAACATTAGTGGTTACTTAGCCGCATCACCTGATAAGGCTGTACAGAAAATAAGAAAAGATGTAATTGCAGCAATCAAAACAGTTAAAAGTGGTAAAGATATAAAAAAGATACAAACATTAAAGTTGCAATTAGATAAATTAGAAAAAATTGGTGGTCTATCATCTATAGTCCCGTCAGAAGGAATAGTATTCAAATACAAAGGTAAAACATATAAGTTTACTGGTGCATTTGCTCCAGTCAATCAAATATTAGGTTTATTAAATTTTTAGGAGTTATAATGGCAAGAAGTAGAGAAAGTGTAAGAGAGAATAAAGCAATGCAATCTATCTTACGAGGTGAAGCACCAGAAAAAAGAATTATGGTAGGTTACCAAGGTGATAAAAAAGTAACCAATCACGGTGATAAAATATCAGAGTTATCTGAAATTATGCAAGAAGCTAGGATGCCGTGGTTTTGTCCGTCGTGTAAAAAGACAATGAAGAAACGTTTAGATAATAAGATGTGGTTATTATATACTCATTGTTTTGATTGTCAAATTAAACTTGAAAATAAAATGAGAATAGAAGGTACTTTTAATGAATGGGCTCAACAAAAAGTAATTGCTAATAAATTATCTTGGATACGAGACCAAAAAGATAAGTTAATTGAGTTTAAAGAACAAGATGAACCTACATTTTATAATCAAGTAGCTGCAGATGGTGAAACACTCGATAAAGAAAAGTGGAGTGTAAACATACAAAAATTAAAAGAACAGGCAGATGAAGCATTAAATCATCTACAAAAAATAGAAGATTCTTTAACTTAGAATATTTATATATATAAAAGTATTTATTATTTAGGAGAAAATAAATGGCAACAATAACCAACGAAGGTGGACCTTACGGAGCTAATGGTGATGCGTCAAGTGGTTCATTCGGTACAGCAATAACAACTGGTAACCACGGTAGGACTAATTTAGGTAAACATTACCCAGCACCAATTAAAGATGACGCCAAATTTGGTGAAATCAAAACAATTAGTGATGGTAAAATTAATCACTTAACTGGTTCTTTAGCTGGTTCAAGTGGATTTATAGTCCAAACAGCCGGTGAAATGGTAATTTCACCAACTAAAGGTGATGCAATACGAGCTGATGTTTTTACAGCAAAGACCTTGTATGAAATTGGAATTGCACAAATTAGTGGTAGTGGAACAGTTCACATAATTTATTAATATGGAACGTAATTCCAAAGGACAATTAAAAGATGTAATTAAAAAAGAATATGTAAAGTGTGCTTCAGACCCTATATATTTCTTGAAAAAATATTGTTTAATACAACACCCAATAAAAGGTAAGATACCTTTTCATTTGTACGACTTTCAAGAAAAAACAGTTGAAGACTTTGTACAACATAGACTTAATGTAATCTTAAAAGCTCGTCAGTTAGGTATTAGTACTTTAACTGCTGGGTATTCTCTATGGATGATGACATTTCATCAAGATAAGAACATCTTAGTTATCGCTACAAAACAAGAAGTAGCAAAGAACTTAGTAACAAAAGTTCGTGTAATGCATGCAAATCTTCCGAGTTGGTTAAAACAACCTTGTGTTGAAGATAACAAGTTAAGTTTAAGATACAAAAATGGTTCTCAAATAAAGGCTGTATCAAGTGGTGAAGACTCAGGTCGTTCAGAAGCGTTATCTTTATTGATACTTGATGAAGCAGCGTTTATTGATAGAATAGATACAATATGGGCTGCAGCGTCTCAGACATTATCAACTGGAGGTCAATGTATAGCATTATCTACACCAAATGGTGTTGGTAATTGGTTTCACAGAACTTGGATGGATGCTGAAGATGGAGTAAATGATTTTAATTTTATTAAACTTCATTGGGATGTACATCCTGATAGAGGACAAGAGTGGAGAGATGAACAAGATGGGTTATTAGGACCATCTCTTGCAGCTCAAGAATGTGATTGTGATTTTATTACATCTGGTCAAAGTGTAATTGACGGTGTAATTTTAGAAGAGTATAGAACTACACAAGTTAAAGAACCAATGGAAAAACGTGGTATTGATTCAAATATTTGGATATGGAAACCACCTAATTACACAAAAGATTATATAGTATGTGCTGATGTTAGTAGAGGTGATTCAACAGACTACTCAGCGTTTCACGTTATTGATATTGAGAATGTAGAACAAGTAGCAGAATACAAAGGTAGAATATCTACAAGAGACTATGGTAATATGTTAGTTAATATTGCAACAGAGTACAACAACGCATTATTAGTTGTTGAAAACAATAATATAGGTTGGGCAACAATACAACAGGTAATTGACAGAGAATATGATAATTTATTTTATATGTCAAAAGATTTACAATATGTTGATACACATAAACAAATTAGTAATAAAATTAATAGAGATGAAAAACAAGTAATACCAGGATTCACGTTAACACAAAAAACAAGACCACTTGTAATTGCAAAGTTAGAAGAATTTTTTAGAGAAAAATTATCTATAGTACATTCTCAGCGATTAATAGATGAATTGTTTGTATTTATATATAACGGGAATCGAGCGGAGGCAATGAGAGGTTACAACGATGACTTGGTAATGTCTTACGCTATGGGATTATGGATACGAGAAACAGCTCTTAGATTACGAGCTGAAGGTATAGAATTACAGAAAAAAACAATGAGTAGTATAACATCAAATCAAGGTGCATATACAACTGGAAATAACCAAAATGAATCTTGGACTATGGATATAGGTAAAAAACAAGAATCATTAGAGTGGTTAATTAACTAAAGAGGTAAAAATGGCTGACAAATCATTATTCGGTAGATTGCAAAGATTATTTTCTACTAACGTTATTGTAAGAAACGTAGGTGGAAAAAAATTAAAAGTGGCTGACACCAGCCGTACACAGTCTATTCCACATAACAATCTTATTGATAGATATCAAAAATTATTTACTAATTCGGGTCTTAGTGGATATTCAGATACAATGTTAACAAAAACAATGCGATTGAATTTATTCAAAGACTATGAAAGTATGGATAATGACCCTATAGTATCATCAGCTCTTGACATTTACGCTGACGAATCTACAATGAAATCAGAGTACGGTGAAGTTTTAACTATAAAAACTGATAACGAACAAATTAAACAAATATTACATAATTTATATTATGATATTGTTAATATAGAATTTAATCTATGGCCGTGGATTCGTAATATGTGTAAATACGGTGATTTCTTTTTAAAATTAGACATAAATGAAAAATATGGTATTACAAATGTTATACCGATGTCTGTTTATGACGTTTCAAGAATGGAAGGTTTAGACCCTGAAAATCCAGAGTATGTAAAGTTTTTAGTAGAATCAACTACAAATGAACATAGATATAAATCTGAAACATCTGCAACAAGAGAAGAGTTAGAAAACTATGAAGTAGCTCACTTCAGATTACTTTCCGATTCTAATTATCTTCCGTATGGTAAATCACAAGTTGAAGGTGGTCGTAAAATTTGGAAACAATTAACTCTTATGGAAGATGCTATGTTAATACATCGTATTATGAGAGCTCCTGAAAAAAGAGTATTTAAGATTGATATAGGTAATATTCCACCATCTGAAGTTGATAATTATATGCAACAAATTGTAAACAAAATGAAAAAAGCACCTGTTATAGAAGAAGGTACAGGTGATTATAATTTAAAATACAATATGCAAAACATAACTGAAGATTTCTTTATGCCAGTTCGAGGCAGTGATAGTGGCACGAGTATTGATTCTCTTCCAGGTTTAACATATGAAGCCACAGAAGATATTGAATATCTAAAAAATAAATTACTAGCTTCATTGAGAATACCTAAAGCATTTCTTGGATATGATGAAGCAGCTGGTAGTAAAGCTACTTTAGCTGCAGAAGATGTTCGTTTCGCTCGTACTATTGAACGTATACAACGAATAACTCTTTCAGAGTTAACAAAGATTGGAATTGTTCATTTATATGCACAAGGATATACAGATGCAGATTTAGTTAATTTTGAATTAGATTTAACAAACCCATCTACAATATATGAACAAGAAAAGATTGAGTTATGGGGAAATAAAACAACTTTAGCAAAAGATATGATAGAAAACGGTTTAGTATCTTCAGAATGGATATATAAAAATATATTTGAATTTACTGATGATGAAATTAAAAAAGAAGATGTTAAGATTACATTTGATTATAAACAAAAATTTAGACGTTCACAGATTGAAAATGAAGGAAACGACCCTAATAAATCCGGTGAAGCTCAAGGAACACCATCAGATATGGCTATGGGAAGAACTAATCACGAATTAGACGATAAAGGTGGTTCACCTCCCGGTGGATTTGAAGGTGCCGGTAGACCTAAAGAAATCCCACATCACGGTAAAGACGGTAGTGCAAGAGGTAGAGACCCACTTGGAGCTCACGATAAGAAAAAAGGTGGCAGTGGTGCCCCTAAATATGGTAAGGCATTAGCACTCTCACACTTTGATAAATTAAAAAAATCATTGAAAATGGGGAAGACTGATGTAAAAATTATTAACGAAACATCTGAACTTGAAGAAGAATACCAAAACGAGGTAAGTTCTTTAACTAAAGATGCTTGAAATGAATAATTATTGGTTAACTTTATATTTATTTATGAGTAAATATAATTAAAATATTGGAGTATTTTGTAATGACTCGGAAATTAAAGCATTCTAAAATAAAGAATACAAGTATTCTTTTTGAATTATTAACAAGACAGATAACTGCAGACGTATTAGCAGGAAAAAGTACAAAATCAGTTAAAATTGTAAAAAAATATTTTAACGAGAATACAGAATTGGGTAAAGAACTCCAATTGTATCGTCTATTGTCAGAAAAACACTATGAATCTGAGAGTAGAGCTAATGATTTAATAAATATCGTCTTAAAATCAAGAAAAAAATTAAGTAATTCTAAACTTCGTAATGAAAAATATAATTTAATTAAAGAAATTAAAGAAAATTATAATTCAAATGATTTTTTTAATGGTCGTATTTCAAATTTTAAACTTTTAGCTTCTATTTATAATACATTTCAGGCAGAAACTATAGAAGAAACATTTAATCCAGAACAAACTGTTAATGCTAAGTTCACTATATTAGAACACATTACAAGTAAAAAAATTAGTTCTGAAGAAGCTAAAGCACACGTCTTAAAAGAATATAATAAATCAGACAAAGATTTAAGATTACTTGCTTATAAAATACTTGTTGATAAGTTCAATACAAAATATAAGACATTAAACGAATCACAAAAAAGTTTACTTAAAAATTACATTAATAATGTAAGTAATACAAATTCTTTACGGGGTTTTGTAAACACAGAGGCAAAGAAAATTGATACAGCCTTAAAACTAAATCTACCACACGTAACAGATAAAATAACACAAATTAAATTATCAGAAGCTATTAACCAAATTAATAATTTAACAAAAGGTAAAATAGTTAAAGAAAAACAAGTTTTAACATTAATGAGATATTATGAATTAGTTAAGGAGTTAAAAAATGTCCACAAAACTTGAAGCTTTAAAAGCATTAGTAAGAGAGTTAATTAAAAAAGAATTAGATGAAGCATCTGTAACCGGTAATCTTGATGGTGGAGCAGGTCCTCCAAAAACACCATTTGCGTTTAAGAAAAAGAAAAAGAAAAAAGATGAATCAGTAAATGAAGCTGGAACTAAATCTATAGATAGTAAAGAGTTGTTAAACTTTTTAATGAAAAGATTTAAGATGAGTAAGAGTCAAGCAATCGCTTCAATGAAGAAACATAAAATGGATACGTCTTTTCTAAAAAAAGAATCTGTAAGTGAAGGTACATTTCACGTAAAAGTAAATGAGGTGGGCAGTGTTTTAGTAGACGCCAGTTCTAAAGGTGAAGCTAAAATGAAAGTAGCTAAAGGACTAAAACGTGGTGTTAAAGCTATTACAAGTGTAACCAGAGTTACTACTTCTGCAGCAAAACAAATTGATAAAAAAATTGAAAATGTAACTGAAGGTAAATACCACGATTACAGAAATGACGAGTCTCTAACACCAAAACAAAAAATTGGTATGTCAATGAGAGAAGTTCGAGACAAGTTAAATGAATTAGATAAAATTGTTAAAATGAATGTGAGATTTAAAAACGAAGTA